AACAAATGCTGGCACTCAAGCATCATTTGCCACAGATTCCTACACGACCCACGTTGGATCAAGAGTGCTAGTTAAGAATCAAACGGTAACCTCTCATAATGGGGTGTACGTAGTTACAGTTCAAGGATCAGGATCAACTAATTGGGTCTTAACGAGAGCATCAGATTACGATAATAGCGTTTATGGTTCGGCCGTTGCGGGTAATTTTACCTTCATTCAAGAAGGAACTACACAGGCGGCAACAAGCTGGGTTCAGACTTCAGTTGGTACCCAATCTCCAAATGACGTCACGAAGATTGGAACTGACGCTATCTCCTTTACACAGTTTTCTGGAGCAGGAACGTACCTTGCAGGCACAGGTCTTTCATTAACCGGAACAACGTTCGCCAATACAGGGGTCTTAAGCATCACCTCCAACACTGGGCTAAGCATCAACACAAGCGCAACTGGTAGCGTAACGCTTACAAATACGGGCGTGACAAGTTTGGTAGCTGGTACAAATGTTTCTCTTTCAGGAAGTACTGGTGCAGTTACGATCAATGTAAATGGAACGGTATCTACGGCAACGACCGCTTCAAACCTTGCCGGAACAACACCGTACTCAGTCCCATATCAATCAGGATCAGCAACAACTTTATATGTGTCACCTGGAACGGCTGGTTCGGTATTTGTTACCAATAGCACAGGCTCTGCACCAGCATGGTCAACAACTCCAACTATTACAGGTACAAATTTTACTGGTATCCCAAATGGCGCCTTAACGAATAATTCGGTCACGATTGGTTCGACCAATCTTGCGCTTGGTGGCACAGCAACAACATTAGCTGGATTAACATCAGTAACCGCAACAACATTTACTGGTGCATTATCAGGAAATGCAACAACGGTAACAACCAATGCAAATCTTACCGGGCCGATTACATCGGTCGGCAACGCGACATCTGTTGCAAGTCAAACTGGTACCGGCACCACGTTCGTGATGAGCAACTCACCTACGCTCAGCACGCCTAACCTTGGAACCCCATCTACTTTAATTTTAACAAACGCGACAGGTGCTCCTACTTGGAATCAATCGACTACCGGTAACGCCGCGACGGCGACTAGCGTAAGTGGAGGAACTGCTGGAACAATTGTTTTCCAATCGGGCGCTTCTACAACAGGATTTACAGCAGCTGGTTCACCTGGTCAATTTTTAGTATCTGCAGGAACTGGCACCCCAGTATGGAGTCAATCCATCCCTTATGTTGATGCGGGTGGAACTGCTGACGCAATCACCGCTACGTACTCTCCCGCATTTACCGCTCTTACTGATGGTATGACGGTTGCTTTTGGCCCAACAGCAGCAAATGCAACTACCACTCCTACATTGAACATAAACGGTCTAGGTGCAAAAACTATTGTCAAGAATCAAGGACAAGCCCTTGTTGCGGGTGATATTGCTGGTTCTTCCGCACAACTCCTTGTTCAGTACAATGCTACCAACACGCAGTGGGAATTGATAAACCCACAAGTATCGACATATGCTTCAAATATGTTTGGTGGAACTACAGGGCAAATGACGTATCAGTCAGCAGCTAATACAACCGCATTTACGTCTGGTATTACCGTTGCCTCCACAGGCAAGGTGACGCTTGCAGCATCTACATCAGTTGAATCAATCGCAATTCCAAATGGGACAGAACTTGCTTACATTGTTGGTTCCGCTCCTGCATCAACCACTAACATTTACGCTAACAATGGTGCCGTCCAATTATACACTTCTAACGCGGCAAACAACTTCATTGCTAATATCGCTTGGAGTAGTGGGACTACATTTAATACCGCCACATCTACCGGTGACTGTAACACGTACGTGCTGCTTGTAACCCAAGGAAGTACGGCGTACTACTGTACCTCGGTTCAAATTGATGGTACTACTTCTGGTGTAACTACAAAGTGGCAAGGTGGAACTGCTCCAACTGCAGGGTTTGCTTCTGGGATTGATGCTTACTCATTTACCGTTATTAAAACGGCGGCCTCGACGTACACTGTTCTTGCAGCCCTAACACAATTCTAAGGAACACTTATGTCTTTTATTGCAACAAGAGGAGCGTTCAGTGCGAGAGGATTTGGAATGATGAATAAACTCTCAACAAATTCTAAGACTTATGCTACTTGGGATCCAGCCAACGTCGGGTCAAATATTGCCCTGTCTGGAGGAAATCTTATCGCGACATCACGCGGCGTCGGCGCCGCCGGCGCCGTTCGATCTACAATAGGGCATACGACCGGAAAATATTATTTTGAAATAACTATTACTACTGGTATTACTTCATCGCGTGTTGGTACGGAGCAAGCAACTGAGTCTTTAACTGTAAATGTGGGGTCTGGTGCAGGGGCTTGGGCATATCAAGAATCAAACGGGGATCAGATCCATTCCGGCACCAGTTCTACGTATGGAGCAACTTATACAACTGGCGATATAATTGGTGTAGCACTTGACCTTGATACGCCAGCATTAACATTCTATAAAAATAATACATCACAAGGAAGTATACCAGGTTTTACAGTAGGTGCAACAACTTTTGCTGCTGTCGGCGCCAGCTCCGTCGGCGCAGTTTTCACTGCTAATTTTGGAGCAACAGCATTTACTTATACACCTCCAGCAGGATATAACGCCGGGCTATATTAAACCACAGTGACTACTAATTCATACACATATTCCGGTGATACTGTTGCCGCTGGTAATAATTTAACTTCGACTTTTAGCGGTGGATGTGCAGCATCTAATGGATGTACGGGTGTCAAATTCTAAAGGGCTCAGGCCCTTTAGAATTTGAGCTTTAAACCTAAATGCTTATTTCTTCCGATTATAACACCTTCAAAGACAATTGTTCCTATTTGCCATGGTTTCTTGTATTCTTCTGGTAGAACGTACGTGATAAGAGCGTGGGTGGCAGCGGCGGTTAAGAAATAATTTCTAATCCGTGCTTCTGATGGATCTTGCCCAAGCAAACCGTTCGTCTCATGTACGGTACAGCCAACTCGGCCATCATGTTTGTCAAGGCAGAAATTGTGAATACTTCGCGTCTGCGCATAATCAACGACGAGCTCTGCATCGAACGCGGCCTCTAGCAGTGGGTCTGCCCTACAGGTCAGGACCCCAATTGATAAAATTATTCCAATCATCGCTTTTTTCATATCATCTCCTATTGTTAAATTTTATCACACTTGACTAGAAAAGTAAACTGCCTGTTGTCGAAGAACTTCTCTCCAGTGCCTGCATATAACTAACGGGACCGACTTAAACACGTCTAGCAGCTCCTCGTCAGTTGATGTAAGAAGGTACGCGTGCATCTCATCATTCAAGATCTTGAATGATGAAGGATACCCAGCAGCGACAAGGTCCTTACATATTAGGCTGTGCGTAACAGTAGGAATCTGTAAGATCATAATCTTCATCGCTAATCTGTAGACGATGTCAAGGGCCCATCGAGCGTGCGCCAGCTCGTGGTCTACGACCGTAGGATCAGCTCCTTCAAAGTCAACTATCAAGTATGGATAACCGGCGTGGCGCCACGCCGCGTACAAGTTGTCTTCCGCTGCCGTCAGATCGTTGTACAGCTCAAAGAAGTCTTGGGCGACGCTGCTTGGGATGTTCCACCCTTCATAGTAATTGAAGTAGTCAATTCCTTGTGCAAGCAGGCGCTCCCACTCTGGCTTCCAATCCTCATGTGTAAAGTACTTGCCGCGATACTCTTCGGGGCCCTCACTGAATTGGTCCAGCCGACAAAGCGCCGTCGATGCTTCTAGCTGCGTGGGAAATCGAAGGTGCAGCACCCCCTTCATTGATGGAATTACGTTCATAGTATCTTGCTCAAAATTTGATCTTGGTCATGGTACCCAAGGGCTGAAAACAACTTCGAATGGTCCTGGTGGTTCTTCGTGCCGAACACCGAGCGGACAACCCCCAGCTTACGAAGGAGCTGCTCGTGTTCCTTGAAGAAGCGGAAGCCAATGCCCGTGTTTCGGTGTTCCTGCATCAGGTAGTAGATGTCGGCCGTGAAGTGCAGGGTTGATTGATAATGCATGTGTCCAAGCACAAAGCCGATGATGTAGCCAATGAGCTCTCCGTCCTTGCGGCACGTGAAGAAGGAAAGAACCTTCGCCTTCTCCAGTTCAATGTAGCGGTCGTAATTAGGGTCCAGCGGCACGTCATCTTGGTCCATCGCCAGCTCGAGGTAGTGAAGGGGTAAGAGCGGCTTTAGCTCTGGAAGAACGGCTTCTAAAGATTCAGCTTGAAATGTAATCATGTTAGTTCCTTTTGACATCATGGTAACTTCCATCTGGGGTCTCATAGACCTCCCGCTCCTTGTGCTCGTACTCGCCGGTAAAGACGACCGCCTTCTTGATGTCAATTATCAGAGTCCATCTGTCGGTGTCCCCAGAGTTCAAGACGGAATGCTCGATCTTGTTGTCAAACCAGAAACACGTCCCTGGCTCTGGGCTGTATGACTCGGAACCGCAGACAAATGGACATCTCCCATTGTCCTTGAGCGAGATGTGGAAGCGATCGTAGTAATCTGAAAACAACTTAGAATCGCAATGGGCGAGCACCTGTTGACCCGGCTTTAGCCGAGTGATGCAGGACCGTCCGAGCCGGGTCCCTCGGACCACCGACATGAGGCCCCAGATAGCCGTCTGAACGGAAGGCAGCTGAAGCAGGGGTGGATACGAGATAGTTTCGTAATGGTCAAACGGCTTCTCGAGGTCCTGATACTGAAGAACAATATCAGAGGAATCCGCGAACGGCCCGTACTTCAGGGTTGTTCTGACAGGATACGCGTCCCACAGCTCTGGATGTTCCTCAAGCTCGTTTATGATTGAAGACAGAAGCGAATCACCGATGTTGTAGAGGGGTTTAAAGTTTTTCATCAAACTCGCCCCGAGCAATTCGCACCGTTAAGCTCTTGATGATCTGATCGATCATCTGTACTTGGGAGACCCGGAGAACCCCGGGTCCTGATGCGATCGCCTTGACCTGCTTTAAAAGCGTGAGTATTTCAAGTCGCAATTCCATTTTATTCTCCTTATATTCAAACTTTTATTTATAGTTTTTTATTTAAATTCTGTACAGATTGATACACGATTGGTGCCCTGAGGCCCCCGGGGCTGGGAAATCATCTCAATTGGTGCATAATTGATGTAGAATTTCCTCGGTTGGCGCACCGGAGTATCACTTAATGTCCTGAAAATGATGAGTCCGGATGACATTTCCAGAAACAATGATAGCATATGAAACGGGAGTGAATTTGTGAGAATGTCAAGAAACGCGAGGTTTATCAAGGGTCGCGCGAGCACTTCTGCTTCCTGATGCCCCCGGGCTGGAAAAAACCTGGAGAACCTGAGAGGCGACATGGCGGGTTTCCAAAGTAAACTGTAAAAGACACTATCCCTATGGCTATCTTAGGTCTGGGCGGTGGTGCCATTACCAACCTTCTGGCCATCATCAACCATTAACCGTCGGTACTGCTCGTGTCATCATCATCCCTATGGTCTCCGACCTTTGGGCCATCTCTGTCCTTTGGGTCATCACCATCATCACCAGGGTCATCAGGGTCATCACCATCATCACCAACCATTGGGGTCATAATGGCCATCATCAATTATTGGGTCATCACTGGGTCATCATCAACCATCAAGACGGCCGCACGGTCAGTGGCTACCGCCATTAGTCGTTGAAGGATCTCATCCGCTGAAGTCTTAAGAGGCTCGGCCTGCTTAGACCCTAAGGACTCAGGTCCTTCAACGATCTCCTTTACCTTAGGTGGCTTAGGAGCGTCTAACGGTGAAATATACCTAACGCGCTCTGGATGCATTTGGGCATGTACCCTCTCCAATTGCCCAACCACCATGAACATTCTCGAGACGTCCGTCACCCTTGCCCAACGGTTTTTGTTTAGACGATCGCAGATGGCCCGAATCATTTCAGCGAGGATGATTGGCTCAATAAATTCGGGAAGGTCGATGGGTTGAGCATCTATGATGGACCGCTTGAGAGGTTTATTTCCAGTTGACATTATATTAGTCCGGCTAGCAAAAGTATATTTAGGGAAACATGACCGGAACATGCCCGGAGCCCGCGACAGAAATTCCGATCAGGTTCATTGGGGGCACCTGGAACCAGGAAGCAGAAGCGGTGCCCAGGCTGTCGTTAATCGTTTAATCGTTAAAATAGTCCCTCCTGCCCACAGTCGGCCGGTCTCATCGGACGAGGCTGGGCGTATGGCTAGAGATAATTGCAATGGATGAGATAACTGTAAGGACGGCCCAAGGGCTGCGCCAGCAGCAACGGGCCTATCCTTGTTGAGTAGAGGCGGTACCCGTAGAGCTCTGTAGGGATGAGCTAACTATTAATCTGATGGTTCTAAATTGGTTATTGGCAGGGCCCGCAAGGGCACGTCTCAAGCCAATAACCTCTAGGGTCGGTCTTCTTCGACCCAGCAGAACAGAACAAGTTAACCTGCTTATTGGTATGATAGGACCGGCGAAGAAACTGCCGGTTCAGAAAAGGACGGCTTGAAGCGAGCGCATCGGCGCTCTGCCGTCTTTTCAATTTAGAAGCAAGATAAGCAAGGTCTGCTAACTCGCCTGAGCGTCCAACTTGTTTACTTAGGGGAAACATTATTAACCTATCAGGCGGGAACTTCCTTATTGAGTAGAGGCGGTACCCGTAGAGCTCCGTTTGGATGAAACTTGATTACCAGCCAGTGACTTATAATGTATCTTCTTATCCCTGGCTGGTAATCAAGTTGATGTATCTGAATGATGGGCCAAGGGAACAGTTTAGTCTCTTACAGATATCTTGCCTCAGGATTAATTCAAGATAACTTGATTGTTTATAAATAAAACATGTAAATCAAGTTCTATGAAAGGAATAGTAATGGCAAATTACGGGGGTATTAGAAAAGGTGCAGGTCGTAAGAAATTAACTGATGAACAGCGTTTTGAAAAGTATCAGGAAAATGCCAGAATTTTTACTGACGAAGTCATGTTTCCTGCTATATGTCAAGCGATGAATGCTGAACCGGGACAATTTGGTGAAAGACGATTAAAAGTTGAATTAAGCAAAACTGACATAAAATTAGCGTATGGTAAAGATGCTCTTGATTGTTGGATGGGATGGTTTAAAGAAGAAAAGCGAGGAGGATGTGATAGATTTGGTAAGGGGTATAAAACCCAATGGAGTCTGTCAATGGGGAGTTGGACATGTGTAGTAAAGTTAATAAAGAGTTTGGGTCATTCCTTAAAAGATTTACCACAGCCTGGTTTTCCACCTAAGGCAATGCAAGATAGATTAAATGCAAAAAGGAAAAATAATGACTTATCAGCATTGGTATGATCATTTCCGGTTAATTTTTTGCCTGAAACAGAGACCACCTATTAAATAAACATTCTTTTATTTCACATTTTACCGGCTTTTTATAAATAAAATGAACGAGCAACATAGCTTGTCAATTATAAGGAGAGAGGAATGGAAATTCTACAACTATCGTCCTTCACGGCAAAGGACAGAATCGAAATGGTAAATCGGCAGTTTAAAGAAGGAAAGTTTAACGCCTTCGAGAAGCAACAGCTGTTGAAGAGACTTAAACCGCAATGCATGGTACTTGAACACCAATTTAAACAACTATAAGGAGAACTGAAATGAAACAGAAACGAACAACCGTAAGCGACGATGTCTTGGTTAAGTGGGATAAGATAATTCGCTCAAGCAGGGACAAGTTTAAGATTAAAACGCTGCTGACTGGGGAGCAGCGGCTTGGAATGAGAGCGAGCATTAACTCCATTGGGATTCCACTCAACTGTCATTCAAGTCACCTACTGCGCGTCTACGCTCAAGAGCTTGGACTAAACGTTTTAAGATACAACCTAGCAAAACCGCGGGCCGAGCGCACGCATTTTACCCCACGGTCAATGCCCTTTGGTCCAGTAGCGTCAATGATGACTTGGACTGATCTGCAACAACCCGCGGTGTACGCCATAATCTGTGAGGGAAGCCAGCGAAGATACGTCGGCTCATCAGCCCGTCCAGATCTTCGTAGAGCAGTTCATCTGTTCTATCTCAGAAATTATTTCCGCTGGTCCCCATCAAACAGATTCTTCGGTAACCTTGAAATTGCTGCCGATGTCAAAAAGTATGGGGTCGAAAGCTTTTACTGTGAAATTCTTCGTCACATGCCAGGAGCTTCAGAGATAGATTTGGTAAGCGCTGAAAAAGAAGAGCTGATGGCAACTCCTGACGAACTCATATATAACATCTCACATAATGGCGTTAAAAGCGGAAAGAGACACGCTAAGTTCTGCACGCTAGACAAGACCATGAAAAAACTTCATGAGAAGTCGGCCACTCTTTTGGAAAACATCACGCTGGCGGCTCAGGCACTTCGGGATTTCACTAAAAACAATCCAAGCAATAACATACCATACACAGAGAAGAAGGCCAGATCGGTGCAATATCGGAAGTTTGTAAACGCTAAAAAAGATCTAGCAATGGCGTATAATGTCAATCAACGCAAAATATTAGATCGAGAACAGCATCTTAGAAAGTTCTACAGCACCGTTAAAAAGGCCCCCTATTAAATATGACTTTGGAGAACAACATGTCAGTACAACTATCAGCGCACCTGCACGGTGATTACGATTTTGCTCATTACGATAATTCGGCGGCCCTCAAGTCGTTAGAATCTGCTAAAAAGCAACTCAAATGTCTTAAGAACATAATCACTTCGGTATCAGGTCCTATCATCAGACAACGGATAGCGGCGGGGGTCGTTAATCTTGAATCTCGGATTGCGAAGCTAGAAGCGGAAATCACTAAATACAATCAGCACCGTTTCATTGGTAAACCCTAGCTAACTGTGGGTGGTAACGAAGATCTTTAAGATTCTGAGCGGGGTGCCTCATGTTCCTAATGCCGCTAGCCGATCCCTTTGATAAGAGCGTACAGTAAGCAGTTGGTCAAGACGCCACCAACAACCCCAATATAAGGAGAAATATGTGCACATCGAACTAATCAAGGATACCAAATACGGTGATTTCCTAGTCAACACAAAGGACGATTTTGTTGGTCGCTCTTTAATATCATACGGTCAATACTGCGAGACAGAAGTAGCATTTTTATCAAATATCATCTCTGAAGATTCAATCGTGGTGGATGTTGGTGCTAACATAGGCGCCCTCACTATTCCACTTGCCAAGATCGCTAAAAGGGTGTTCGCGTTTGAACCTCATCCACGCCTCTACAATGTACTATGCGGTAACATTGCCTTAAATAACCTAACTAACGTGGAAGCGTATAAAGTGGCTATTGGGGAAAAAGATGAGGTCAAGTATTGTCAAGACATTGAAAAATTTGAGCGCAATAATGGTGCTCATTCCCTTGTCTCTGATGGTGCCGCTGAGTTTGCTGTTCACGTTACTTCTTCTGTGCCTGCATGTAATTTGCTTAAGGTTGATGTTGAAGGAATGGAACTAGAGGTGCTGAAGGGAGCAAAGCAGATGATCGACGTATGCGCCCCTTTCCTTTGGATAGAAAATGATAGACAGGAAAAATCAGACGCGCTGATAGAATACCTCATTGATGAGCTTCACTATAAATGTTGGTGGTGCGCGTGGTGTCTATATGACGAAAACAATCACTTCAAAAATACCGATAACTGCTTTGGTGACATGGGCTGCATCAACATGATCTGCGTACCAGACGGTACCGATGTTGATTTTTCACAGTTTGGGTTAAAGCGCGTTGTTAAAGGTGGTTGGTATAAAGATGAACCGTCCTTGATAATTCTTCCATAAGGCAAGCATGAAATTCTCAACACTAATTTTAACGATAGAGCGAGTGAAGGCTGATGAAATCCGCTATACGAGCAAGACCGATTTCACTGGTCGTGAATATTCTCATCGCATTCCATATTCATCAAACTTCCCATACTCCAAGTTGAAGCACGGGCACTCATACGCTACCATCGCGGCTAAGATCGAGGAATCATGGTTCTGGTGGATATCACACGATCTTACCGAAACGGAGACGTTAATCGATTCATCTTTTGAACAGAACTTTTTGTGATTACCTTAGTTACAACTGGGCAGTTAAACTGCCCAGGTGATACAATTTAACTATAATCTAATGAATGAATGGAGTTCAAAATGGAGAAGAAATTTGTCGGGTATGGAATACCGTATTATGACGCGGCGGCGGGTGTTATTAGAACAATCCACGCCCCAGCGTACATCTATGAGCAGTACCACGCAGACCAAAAGGCAGCAACAGCTAAATTTGAACAGGAGAAGAAAAATGCAGCTATCAAAAGAAGGAAAAGTAAAAAAGGGGTGGGGCGAAGAACGCATAGCAAGATCGACTCCTAACTTCTGTTTAAAGGATTTAGTTTTCGATAAAGCTGGCAACAAATGCAGCCTGCACTATCATGAGGTGAAGCGTGAAGAGTTTAAGGTGCTCGCTGGTTCATTTGAGATGGAATACTGTTATGGAAACATAAAGAGCCATGGACCCATCTCAAAAAGAATCTTGAAGACTGGGGATTTTGTCTACATTGAACCATTTACACTCCATCGGATGATAGCGCTGGAAGATGCATCTATCATACAGGAAGTATCAACTGGTGATTATGTTGAAGATTCTGTGAGAGTTGCTCCTGGTGATTCACAACACCGTACCGCCGATCACGCGGATCACATCAAATGAAAAGACTATGACGGCGTAGATTGTCATAAATACTCCATATCTTAATACTTTAAGGAATTTAACATGGCAACTTCTGGCGCCGTATCTTTTACAATAACAGCGCAGCAAATAGTCAACTACGCCTGTAAGGTGCTGGGAAAGCTTGCTGATGGCGACTCGCTGACAACAAACGAATACAATGATTGTCTATTCTTTCTAAACGCTCTCACGAAACAGTGGATTTCTCGGAATGACTATGCTCCAGGCATAAAGATGTGGACCCGCGCACGGGGCTATCAATTTTTATCATATATAACCGGCATATACACTCTTGGGGCTACAGGTGGAACAGGGGCAACGCATTGGACAAATAACTACTCTCAGACAACGTCAGGTGGTAGCAACGCGATAGGCGCAACGACGATTCACGTGGCGACGACTACGGCAGCAACCAATAACATGCGCACCGACATTAGTTCCCAAACCTCAGCTATTTCTATCGGACAGCACGTGGGAATTCAACTTGACAGTGGAGATATTTTCTGGACAACGGTAAGCACCGTTCCTACAGGTACCACCATTACAATTCCGGTTGGCCTACCATCTGCATCTAATAACATCGGTAACATGGTGTTTACGTTCACAACTCCTGCGACACCTCCACAGGTAATTGAGTCTGTTCAGCTTAGAGATAATCAAAGCAATGACACGCCCGTACAGATATTGACCCTTGAAGAGTACATGTCGTTGCCGTCTAAACAAGCTCCTAACTATATTGGCGATCCAATAGCCATCTATTATGAACCGCATCTTGTGGGAAATTCTGGACAAGGATATGGCTTGCTTCATACCGACGTGGCCGGTGCTCAAGATACATCCAAGGTTTTGGTCATCTCGTATCTTTCTGAGATCGAAGACTTTGTGAGCACTACCGATGAAATGTACTTTCCTAAAGAATGGGGATTAGCGCTCATCTACGCTCTAGCACGAGTCATTGCTCCAATGTTCAATGCAACATGGACGCAGGAAATGCAGACGACAGCTATGATATCGCTTAGAGAAGCACGAAATTCTAACAACAAGAAAACATCGCTCGGATTTATTCCAGGAGCCCGTGGCGGTGAATTACAGCCCCAGTGGAGATAAGAAATGGCACAGTGCATATGTTATTATTTAACTGATTCAAGCGGGTTAGTAAGATACATTGGACAGACAACTAGAAAATTGACAAAACGTCTGTACGAGCATAAATATAGTGCCAAAAATAGAACATCACGACATCCTGTAGCAGATTGGATAAAGAAGCATGACTATGAAGTATTCATACTCCCAATGTGCTACGGTATATGGAATGAAACAGAAATAGATCTAATAAAGTCGGCGCGGGATAAAGGCTACAATTTGTTGAATGTTACTGAGGGTGGTGGAGGTGTTCTCGGTAATACGTTCAACCTAGGTAGAAAGCTTTCTGAAGAAACAAAGCAAAAGATAAGAGAATCCGTAAGAAAGCAAATACCATTATTAAGAGCACAAATGCTTGGGTATAAGCATTCTGAAGAAACAAAGCAAAAGATGAGAAAGCCTCACAAGGTATCACACACCGTCAGAGCCGCACATAGGAAAATAAACTTACAGAAAGCAGAACAAATAATCACAAGATGCTCTAATGGTGAAGACAGACACCAAATAGCAGTTGAATTCGGAATTCATTATTCGTCTGTCATAAGAATTCTAACAATGAAGGATTGGAGAAAATTTTATGAGTAATACACCACGTCAGTATTCAAATCTCGGCTACAAGGTAACCACTCGCATAGTAGATTGGGGCCAAATGGTGCGAGAAGTTGAAGGCTCACGTTGGAATCTTCCAACCGGAAAATACTTCTTTGGAGATGGAGATCAACGCGTCTTCGTCACATATTCTGATGCAGTTACTGGACCAGGTGGAAACTAATGAAAAAGATTCCAATATTTGGTGAAAGCGTCAAGGCGATTAATCCGCAGATTACCGCTCAACACCGTGTTAATTGCTTTTATGAGGTAGTTCTTGGTGGTGAAAAAGAAGGAGTTGCTATTCGTGGTACTCCAGGTCTCACTTTGTTTACAACATTTCCAACATATCCAATTCGTGGATGGTGCGCCGCCGGCGCATATCTATATGTTGTTGCCGGAACCTATCTTTATCAAGTAAGCATAAATGGCGGCTACTTGAATGTCGGAACGCTTACCAATGCTACTACTCCTGTGTCAATGGCGATCAATGAAAATCAATTAATGGTAGTGGATGGTGTTGCTGGTTACGTTTTTCCATATTCACGTGTGGTGAACTCCGCGTCCCAAACGCAAATTAACACGCTTATTAATGATGTAACGTCATTGACGACCATTACGCAAGCGCTAGGATTCCAATAATGCCAACTATTAATAATCCATTTACCATTGGAACAACGGTAGCGATATCAAATCCCTTTTACAGATATCCTCTTGCCAATCCACCGTACATGTACAGCACTCCACCAGGAGTGCCAGGATCCTATCCATTCACGTGGACTGCACCTGAAATTTCATCGTTGTCGAATTTCATCGCGTATGTAAACACGTTTTATACTACGTCTGGTGGGCTCATTATCACAAGTCCAAGCAACAACTTTGGTATGTCAGCGAATGAAATTACGGCGTATAATGCGGTGGCTACCTATGTGGCTTCATTATCACCAGGTCTGACATCTATTCCTCAAGCAACGCTCCAAGCGATCATCATTGTGTCACAGATGGTTCGTAATTGGGCGTTTGCTAACATCAATCTTACATTAACATCAGGACTTGCTACCGCTGCAGGTATCATGAATGCGAATCCAACGATTACGGCAGGTGGAACCGGTTACGTGGTTGGTACCTATCCAAATACCTATTTGACCGGTGGTTCAGGTTCTAATGCTCAAGCAACGATCGCTATAACGGGCGGAGCCCTCTCAGCGCCGGTTATTACAGCATTAGGAACCGGCTACACCGCCGGTGTCTTTACAGGTGTCTCAGTTACAGGTGGCTCTGGAACGGGAGCGAATCTAACCGTCGTCGTCTCACCAGGAATTGTCTCAACCGTTGCTATCACCGCCGCCGGATCTGGTTATACAGCCGGCACATACACGAATGTATCCCTTACTGGTGGATCGGGCTCTGGTGCTAAGGCTACGATCATTGTTGTTTTTTTGGCAGGTGGTGCTGTTACCAGCGCGGTAATTACCGCTGGTGGAACTGGATATCTTAGCACCGACACACTATCCGCTACCGCCGCATCGCTTGGAGGAACTGGATCTGGATTGGTGCTAACTCCAACGGTAGTCGTTGCTCCATCAGCGCTAACTGTAACCGCGGCGGGTTCTGGATACCTAACAACTGATAGTCTTTCATTTGCAGCCGCCTCGGTCGGCGGAGTTGGTACTGGCGTAATCTTTACTGGTACAGCAACCGCTACCGCTGTCACCACCGTTACCCTAACATCATCAGGTTTCGGCTACAAAACAGGTGACACTTTATCGGTTCTCAACACCTCTGTGAACTCACCTAATGGTACCGGGTTTGTTTGTACCCCTGCCGCGTTTTCGACAGGTACGATAGTTACCCCATCATCAGGATTCCCAGTTGGGGCCACGACGGTTGTTTCAAACGATGGTTACTTTTTGTGCGAGCAAGCTGGCACGGGTAACTGGTTCGTTTCAAACAATCAAGATGGTACTTTTTGGAATGTTCTTACAACAGCATCAATTGAAACCCGTTCTGACCAGATCGTGGCGGTTGATATGTTCGCTGGAGGTGGAGTAGTACTTTTTGGTACTCGTTCCCTGGAATTTTGGTATGATGCTGGAACCACACCATTCCCATATCAGCGCGTTACCGGTGAACAACAGGATTGGGGTCTTGCTGCTAAATGGAGTCGTGCATATATTCAAAATTCCATTGCTTTCCTTGGTCAAAACTTTCAAGGTCAAGTACAGATCATGATGTTTAATGGCTATACTCCAACCCGCATTAGCACAGGCGATATTGAAAATATCATCAATTCATTTACAGTTGTTAATGACGCGCTTGCTTATTCCTTTGTAGTGGATGGACATCCAATCTATAGGATTACTTTCCCAACTGGTAATAGAACATTTGACTACGATAATGCAACTGGATTGTGGAATGAAACAATGTCTGGTATTGTATATCCATATCGTCATTTATCCTCACTTGGAATAACGTACAACTTCTGTGATTACGCATCTGATTGCGTATCAGGATCCATGTACTATCTTGACACATTAAACTATACGGACAACGGAAGCTACATCTATCGTGAGGTTGACACGGTTCACTTGTATGATGATGGAAATCAATTTTCAATCGATGAACTGTTTTTGGACATGGCGCTTAGTCAAACATCCCAGTTAGCTTCAAGCGGTGATACAGCACCATCTATGACAATGTACAAATCTACGGATAATGGTAATACCTTCGGCTCAGGCCGCGCCGTGCCGATTGGTACACCTGCTTCAGGTGTTTATTCAGCGCCACGCGTGATTTGGCGCCGACTTGGATCGGGAAGAGATTTTGTCCTTAAATTCGTTACTCAAAGCGCGGTACCATTCATCATCGCGATGGGTTCTATTGTAATTCGTAAAGGGACTGAGAAATAATGCCACAATCACTTTCCTTAGTACTTCCACAAAATTCTGACAGAACTCAATCAGAAGTGCAGTGGTTTCAGCAGGTTCAGCAGGTAGCATCCGCTGGCACTCAGTATGGAACCACGCATCAACGACCATCAACGGGATTGTATGTGGGCCGGCCGTATTTTGACACAACGATTAATTCAAGCATTACCTGGAATGGAACTACATGGGTAGCGGGAAGCATTGGTAATGGCGCACCATTAACGCCTGCCCAAACTCAAGCTATCATCACTGGTCTTCAAGTTGCAGGAACACCAACAGGTGTTGGTGTTCCTACCGGCGCCACATTACCATTAACTGGTGTCAATGGACAATTTTTCTTCGATGTTAGCAACAATACGCTGTATCAATACGGAAGTAATGGATGGCAGTCGGTTGGTGTTCCTACCGGCGCCACTTTACCAGCAACGGGTATCAATGGACAATTTTTCGCTAATTCAGCGAATGGTATTCTTTATCAATTTAATGGTGGGCATTGGGTACAAGTTGGGGTGGGTATTGGTTCAAGCTTACCAGCTACCGGAGTTACTGGACAATTTTTCGCTAATTCTACAAACGGTCAGCTCTATCTCTACAATGGAGCGGCATGGGTTGCAGCTGTACCAGCGGTTAACATTACCGGACAGCTAACCGCCGCTCAAATTGCATCGATCACCGCCGCACAGTTGACGGGTCAGATAACAACAACTCAGATCACTAATAACGCAATTACGACCCCATTGATTAATGCCGGTGCTGTCAACACGGCGAAATTGGCCGCCGGTGCTGTCACAGCGTCCACCATTGCTTCTGGAACAATCACCGCCACTCAGATTGCCGCCGGCACGATCACCGGTACTAATATTGCCGCCGGAACACTTACCGCTAATAATATTCTCGCCAACACTATTACCGCGGCCCAAATCGCGACGGGAACCATAACAGCAACGCAGATCGCAGCATCAACTATAACCGCCGCGAATATTGCTTCTGGAACCATAACAGCAACGCAGATCGCAGCATCAACTATAACCGGCGGGAATATTGCCGCCGGTGCGATCACAGCAACTAATGGTATCATTGCCAATCTCGCAGTTAACACGCTTCAGCTCGCAAACAACGCCGTTACGATTCCTGTGGGTGCAACCGCTTCCGGCTCACCTGCCTCTTGCACGGTTACGCTGACGCAGGCCGGATCGGTTCAAGTTATTGGCTTCATCAACTTCATCAATGGTGGTAGCGGCTCAACGGTCAACTTGTCGATCACTATAAATGGCGGTAGCCCAACCGGCACGATCACTACCTCAATTAATCCGGGCTATTCCGGTTGCTCGTCAACTTCGGCCATATTCTCTGGACTTGCCGCAGGCACCTACACGTTTGCCTTGGCGCCAACGATGGGTGGAACCTCATCGCTGATTAGTAACAGCATCATTGCAATAGGAATCATGAAATGAGTAATTACGCAGTTTATTCAACGAACACGGGGCAGATAAACAGAATTGTTAGCTGCTCTGAAGACCAAGCTGTCTATCAGGCTCAACAGGGAGAGGCAATCCTTCCAGTGGACTTGAACGTAGCCGTGAATTCGGGCTACGTAGCAAATGGAGCTGTTGTTTCCTATCCAGCCCAACAGTCTCCCTTCCAGTCATGGAATTGGGAGACGCTTGCTTGGGCAGATCAGCGGTCAATAGCGCAAGCGCAGTCGGATCAATGGACCATTGTAAAGGCGGCTCGTGATGCAGCCCTTACTGGTGGCTTTACTTGGAACGGATTCATCTTCGACAGCGATGACGTATCACAGCAGCGCATTCAAGGTGCGGTTCAGTTGTCGGTGTTGGCAACGTCCCAAGGGCAGGCATATTCAATCGTTTGGACGCTGGCTGACAACTCGACCACCACCCTTGCTGGAGCTGACATGGTCAATGTCGGCATTGCTCTTGGCGTGTTCGTTCAAGCGCAGTTCGAAAAAGGGGTGACGCTTCGCAACCAAATCAATGCCGCAACCACTCTTGATGCAATTACCGCCGTCGTTTGGCAGTAACTTAACCTAGATCAGGCGGCTTTTTGTTTGTTAGCCAATCATAGATTCTAATGCCAAACCAGACGATTGACATAATGCCAACTATCAGGGCGATGACATCGTTTAGAGCATGAACAAATTCATTTGAGCTAATGATAGCTGCTGCTATTCCACCGACGATGTCAATATTGTGACTGGTTTGTGGGTCTTTAATCATTTTCATATTCCTGCCATTCTGACGCGAAGCCAAGCTTCTGCAGCGCTGGAAGGGTCTCCTGAACTTTGACTCCAATGTCTGTTCTGTATCCAAGGTTACTGATAGAAATTTCATCTACAATTTTGTAGGTGTTTTTAATAGCTTCATCAATATCCTTACCAGTATTAACAGCAATGGCAACATATGATCCGGCTGTAACCCAGCCTTTTACTTCTTCTAATTCTCCATCCACGTCATCAATAAAAGATCCTGCCTTGATGAACTGCGGTTGGATGTGTTTTTGTATCTTATCTGTTATGCCATATATCGCTAGTCCACGGTCCTCATTAGACACTGGAAAATCTGGTACCACTAAGCACACCCCCACTATTACGTCAGAGCTCGCCTTGATTGAATCATCTCCCTGACACGCATCTATCATCCATTGAATTGGATCACCCTTAATAGCAAATAGATCCAAGTTGAATTGTGGCCAGCCAAAGCGGCATGTAAATTCTAAAGGCCATACCTTACCACTTTTGTCTATGATGCAATTAACATCAACGTTAGTGAAGGCTCCCATCTTGACCAAATCTTCTTCGAGTGGTTTTAGAACTTCATCAAATAGAGCCGAATTCTTGACGTACTTCATCACCGTACCCATCTCACCGGTATTCTGCCCTTTTTCTCCAGCATAAAGCTTTTTGTGTTCAAATGATTCACGAGGAAGACCGATGAAACCATTTTTACCAACCCAACTAGCAACCGCGAATTCCATGCCCTTGACAAACTTCTGAAGCATTACCTCCCCTTTAAGGGTCATTCCTTCAGCCTGCCAATCTCTAAGCTGTTGAACAAGTTGCTGAGGTGATTTACCAACAAACGTCAGTGACTTATCTTCTTCATCCCCAAGGGTCTTAAACACGTATTGTTCTTTAGTGTCAAGAACGTGTTGTTCTGCTTCCTTGAGCGTTTTAAAGAGGGTGTACTCGGGAACTTCAATTCCATGGTCTTCAAGGAACTTTAAACCGACACCCCGCTTGATTTCAAGATCAGCCACGCGTTGTGATGGAGCAAATACGTTAACTCCGCGAGCCCTGAGCATTGATAACTTATCAAGGTACTTTGCATTGTCCCCCGTCACGACTAGGTCTGCTGATCTGGCATGTGGCAACCATTCCTTTACCTTCTCAATGTTTGCGTGAAGCCCTTTGCCTATAGTCTTAGCGTTATTATCTTCCCCTGGTTCAATGAAATACTTAACATCGTGACCAGCCTGTGCAGCTCTAAAGGCGAGAGCGCACATGACCCCTTCGTTATCAATTATGACTACTTTACTCATGGTGCTCCCTTAAATTTGTTTCTATCTATTTATTGCACATGGCCGGCAACGCGGCATTCCAAATGTCTTGTGGGTTGATGTGAACTTGACACAGTGCATATCCAGTATTCTCGAACTTAGCAACATCATCACCATCGGACAGCCGGTGCAGACAGCAGTTTCCACATGAAAGTCTTTCTGGGTCTGCAAAAATAGAAGAAGTATTTACCCAATCCCTAGTTAGATTTTCGGTCGTAGAATGTGACAACAAGACGACTTTCTTCATTGATTCTTGACACATTCCAGACATTATTCCTGTCTCTGGTCCAATTATGACATCTGCGTGTTGCTGCACAAAGGTGTAACAGCTCCTAACATCCCAATGAGTGCAAAGATGAACATTCTCGACTCCGCGTAATCCTTCAGCCAGAATGTTCTGTTCAGGTGTGCCTACCAAAATAATAGAGACATTGTTCAACTTTAGCACGTTGGCGCAGAAATTGTTAATGTGGGGATTCATTTTATGAACAGATGAGCCCGCCAACACCCACACTAAGATCTTGTCTTTGTATTTCAGACGTTCCGTATTAGCCCAATCTACTTCCTCTTGGGTCGGCCAAAATTTAATTTGGGGAACATGTGGAACTCCCGCTATTAAATGTTGATGCTCCAAATAGTTCTTGTTGTACAACGCTTTGCGAACTTCAAGGGGATATTGGTATGTAGTTTGTCCTGGAAGCTGTAGATATTCACACTCGACTGAAGCTGAAAGATTGACCCACTTGTCATATTTTGCCGCTTCGACAAGCCAATAGCCACATAGCTCCTCCTGTGGCATGCTCATGTCATGTTCAATGATGACATCAATATTTGGATCATTCTTTACTATACAGCTGGAGGGACTGGCCGCGTACAAGGTGACGTGATATCCTTGCTGTTTGAGCCCAGCGAAGACCGATGATGCCATCATCAAGTCACCATATGCTCCCGATCTGAAGACGGCCGCTCTCATTTCAAAACCCTTTGCGCTGTTTGGAATAGCAGAGTTCTATCAAGTTTTGCTTGACAGTGCGCAACCCCAGTTTCCTCATCTCTGAGTATGTGAGTGAATCCATCATCATTCATGTGGAGCCTATGTCTGCAACAATTGTCGCATTCAGCTCTTACCTCCTTAGAGGCCACTATGTTAGTCGTTTTAACCCAATCACGCGTCAAGTTCATTACGTTTGAGTGAGAAAGAAATATGATCTTCGGGAGCCGCTCCACGCACATCGCGTTTAGCAATCCCGTTTCTGGGCCAATGAGTAAATCGGCGTGGCGTTGAATAAAAGTTAAGGACTGCCGAATTGACCACGTACCCGCTTGTCGATGGACTCGGTCTTCGTTTTCCCAACCTTGTTCAAGAAATTTAGCAGCCTCATCGCCCAAGGTAATTACCCCACAGTCTGGAATAAGGAGCATCACTCGAGCTACAAATTCATCAAACCATGGAAACACCTTGTGTAAAGAGCTCCCATTTAGAGCCCAACATATCAACTTGGATTCCTTAAACTTCTTCCGTTCCTCATCAGCCCAAGCAATTTCTTCTGCTGTTGGGTAGAATTTAACATCCAACTTGTATGGAACCCCTGCCATCTCATGGGAAAACTGTACGTAGTTTGTAGAAAGGTGTTTTTCACGGAGATTTGCTGGCCAGTGGAACCGTGGGGAATCTTTGTTTGGAAGCCACGAGTCCTCAACGGAACCACACAAATTGACAAACTTAGTGTGCTGTGTGCTAAGCCAATCCCAATAGAGCCTTAGTTCTGAATTACGAATTATTTCTCTGTCGGTGCATATGAGCACGTCTATGTTAGGATTGTTTTCAAGAACTTTCCCTGATGGATTCTGCGCGTACACCGTAACGTGATATCCCTGCTTCTTTGCGGCTGCACAGACCGAAGCTGTTTGAAACAGATCACCAATCGCCCCAAGTCGCATGATGCCCATGTTCTTCTTTGGCAAATCATTGACCCACGGTTTTGATAAGATAACAGAACCATTGTCATATTCATACATCAAGAATTTCCACCCGACTGAATCTTTGGTGTGGACTAGCAGCTTGCCTTTTGGTAGCAGCTTGTTAAGATATGCTTTGATGGTGTCATATGGAACGTCTTCCATCGTGATGAAAACAAAATCTAAGGAGCTGTCTTCGATCTCAGTTGGATTTTCCAAATCTGCGACCTTGAAGCGCGCAAGATCTTTGTAGAGGACAGGATCATCCTCAGTTACAATTTTGATAGCTTTTGGTAGAACGTTGAATTTGTTGTGGGAAACTTCAATGCCTTTCCCGTTGATATGACGAACCGTTACCCAGCGTTCCTCATGGAGATGTTGAAGATAATCTTCCATATGTTTTCCTTATATTAGTTACAGTAAAGTAGATACAACAAAGGAGTCCGAAGACTCCTTTTATTTATAACGCTATCCGTCCAGAATTAAATTCTGTCAAGATAATTGTTTCTTTCTAAGAATCCGGTAACTGACTTTCCAGTTTCCTTATCTTCACGGGTAACATCATCATAAAAACCGATGTGATGCTGACCAGTGTATTCATTTGTGAGACCATCAAGCGGTATGACTTTGAATCCATCTCTCATATATTCCTGATTGAAAGTGGCGTCCTCATCATAATCAAGGTTAGGTGAAGCGTAGTTTCTGAAGTTGTTTTCTGGATCACGTTGTGGGTTGTTAGACACCGTGTCTAGGGTCTGATGATTGTAATCCTCATCATACCCAATATCACGAGCTAAAACTGTTCTCTCGTCCGCTGATGCTGTACCTTCATCACGTGCCTCAAGACTATATTTGTCTTGACGCTGTCCGATGAAGTTAATGCGGGACTTGAGGTTAGCAATTTGATCTTGATCAATCCACTCCTTGCGCTGGGCAGTATTACCATTACTCTTCCTCGGAAGAGTAGGTTCATACTTCATTTGTTCCTTAACGATAGGTGGAAGAGAGTACTTCATCTTTTACCTTAGCGGATGATTGGACCAAATGGCTTCAAGTTGGTAATTCTCTGAACATCAACCGCAGTTTCCTGGTTCCCAATGTCGAGACCTGGAGGCATACGATTAAAATTTAGATTAAATCCAGTTCCACCATTAGATGATGGAGTTCCCTTGGTTTGGCGGCTCATTGCCACTTCACCATAGATCACTGGATCGAGCATCTTTCCACCGTCAGTCATAATTTTTGCCATGATATTTCCTTTATTAAGCAGTTACAGTAGCAAGTGGTTGAAGAGCAAGCTCATAAACCAAAGCTGAGACGCCGACCGTGTCAGTGCCCTTAGCCGTGAAAAGCAAGTCGCCCTGAATAAGAGGTACGCCACCAGCGGTCGTTGAGAGAGGGACATTAACAACGGTTCCAGCCGCTGAAGTACCGAGAGTTGCGGTAGCAAGAGCGGTAGTTGTAGTACCGGAGATCTTGTTAACAACCCAAAGATTACCACCGGCTGATGTTCCTGCGGTTACAACTGTGAATGTAGCGGACAGTGCGAGCATGCTTGTAAATGCAGCTGCATCTGGGAAGCTAGTATTTGCGGTATTGACGCCGGAGATCACTGGGAATCTTGTGAGATAAGCTGCGTGATCGTACGCCATTGATTTTGTAGTCATTTTTCTTTCCTTTGATAATCAAATAGTGGAGGGAGCTAGCTCCCTCCAGGAATTATTGTCCCGAGTCCCACATGAAAATTCTGGCCTGAGTAGCTTGAGTTTGGATCAAGCCGAAACCACCGAGGTAGTACCAAGCCATACCCTTTGAACGACCATAGTCGGACGAGATAGCGTAGCGAAGTTGTTCTGGTTCTACGATACCTTCATAAACTGTGTCTTCTCCGAAGAAGAAAGCCCAGTCAGATTTGCCGTTTGTCCATGCTGTCATGTCACCACCAGTGCTACCTGAAGCAATACCAGTGTTACCGATACCTGGAGCGATGTTGGTTTGTTCAATGAAGCGGGTATTTTCGTAACGACCGATTTCACCTCTCATGATCAAATCAAGACCGGTAGCAGAGTACTGGTGAAGAGTTTCAAGAGAGTTCTTGATACCACGAAGAGTTGCTACGTTTGCAATAGCGTAGTAGTCATCACCAAGGAAAGCTGGGATGTTGGAGGTCTTCATCTTATCAACAAGGGTCTTCAAGTGACCAGTTGAAAGAGCGACCGAGTTAGTACCGGTAACAGTACCGTTCGTGTAGAACGTTAGGGAAGCAGTGTCCGTACCAGCAGATGCGATAAAGTGCTGTGGAGTTGCTTTGAACTGTGCCCAAGCTGCGCGGTCGAGAGACTTTGCGCAGTCATTCTTGAGGGTCTTACCTACTGGACCATCTACTGAGAACTTAGCAAGATTTTCAAGCAAGCCAGTCCATGGCACCGCGTTACCATACTCGGTAACCGTTAGGGTACCTTGAGCAACCGTGAAGTTGGTTTGGGGAATTGTATTTGTTTCTGCAAGCACACCACCTGGGTTTGCTACATCAGAAACGACGTCCCACGTGAATGTTTGACCGCGGTGCTTACCAAATACCTGTTCGCCATCGCAAAATTGACGGAACTTAGTGAGTGGCTGCACGGAAGTGCGCAACACGTTTGAAAGTTGATTGCTGTAAAAGTATCCACCAGCAGTGTTTTGGGACCAAATTTGTCCAGACATGTCTGTTTCCTTTAATGAAAGAATTAATACGATGTTCTATCGATGCTCTATTTATATAGTGCCAAAGAAAGCTTTTAAAATGCTTTCTTTTTTCTCGAAGAAAACATACCTTGTACCGCCGCATTTCGTGCATCTAGTTCAGACAGAGGACGTTCTTCTCTTGTTGTCTGTTTTTGACTTGCAGTATTTAAGTTTGTTATTTGAGCTTTTTTATTTATGAGTTCCTGACGCTTACTATCTTTAACCGTTACGTCAGCCACTCCCCTTTTCCAAGTACGCATTTTTTCACCGATAAAGCGAAGCCTTGCGTCGAAATTAAGAACCGGGTCTGAATTGAAGATCGTGTTCTCTTGGATTACTTGCTGTTCAAATTGAAGAAAGGCCGCGTTTGTAACTGGATCTGCCATGACGTCTTGATATTCCTTAGCAAATGCCAAATACACCGCTTTTCCTGCTTCTTGTTGATCTTGCTGTCTTGCTTCTGCATTTGCAGCTCGAGCTGCAATCTTTACTAACTGCTCAGTTGCTTCTGCAGCCTCATCTTCGTTGCCCAAAGAAATCTTCTTTGACAGCTCACGAATAATTGCTTTATCATCAACTACGACTTCTGGTTGTTGATGTCTTTCATGAAACTTGTTAGCAGCTTCTTGGTAATATGCATCAGCATTTTCTACCTTTGTTGCCAGCGCTAACCACTCATCAACAGTTCTACTGACCCTTACGCCATTGACGGTTTTTGTAATGACCGTTGAACCGTCGGTGTCCTCTTGTTCTTGCGGTGTCTTAACTGTTTCCTCTCCATCCGGCTCAACTTCCGTATCGAGGGCACCGAGTTGATTTCTGTAACTTTGTTCTTCATCTACTGACTCTCCTGAAAGAACTTCGTCCATTGTTCTGTTACGATTCGCATCACGCTCAGCTGCTATCGCATTGCGCCAATTGACGGCGTGGGTCTCAATCGCTTCCCGTTTTTCCTGCGCGGCACGAACTATCGCGGCGTTTTTCTCCATGTCTTCGGCGGCGCGCTCTGGTGAAATTGGTGAGCGTTGAGCTGGTTCATCTTGAGCTTCTGCAACGTGAAACTCTGTTACTGGGTTGAATTTCTTAGCCATTTAAATCTCCTATATTAATTGAATTATTCGTAATTGTTGAGGTCATTGAACTGATGAAGATTTAGCGCTTTTTCCGCTGAATCACCTGTCAGTAGCGCGTGTCCTAAGTAGAACTTAATCTTCGCAATTACCTCATACGAGTTTTGTAACTTTCTAATTTGCTTCTCATCATCAAAATCAACAGTTATCAATTTGTTCTTAATCGTCTGTTGATCTTCAGCCATCTTAGCTTCAAGATATTTACCTAAGTCCGTTTCAAAAAAGTTACGAACCTGTTCAGCACAGATTATTTGTTCTTCAAGCTGTTCTCGAAGCTTCCGTTCTCTTTCTTCCTTGCGTTGTGTTTTTATATTGTCAAACATTTAAACTCCTGGTGGCGGGGCTGGAGGTTGTCCAGCCTGTTGGCTATCTTTCTGAAGGTTTAGCGCGTGATCAACTAAGAACTTGGCTGAATCGGTCTTTTCCCGCATTGAAGCAATTGCAAGACGGGTCTGATTGTTTTCGTGGTTCTTAGATAGCTCAACTTGTTCCTTGGTCTGTTTGTCCATGACCTTCTTCTTAAGAGCCATATTTTCTTGCATCATCATCGCCATCGCTGGATCAACTTCCTGATTTATGAAGCGCATTCCATCACCGTAGCCAGACAGAGCGAAGAGTTCCTTGGAAACTTCCTTCATGTCAAGGCCCTTAGACGCAGGGTTCTTTACGATGTTAAGAATTGTACTGAGCACGCTTACTAATTTCTGCTGCTTCATCTGTGGGTCAGTGTTGTTCATACCAACGTTGCACTTGACGACCATGTCCTTTTGAAGATGTTCAGACGTAACTTCATTGACTCCCGCGCGCTGTAGCATTTGACCATTCTGCTGTCCAACTAGAGCAAATACGGTGTCATCTGTTTCATACTTTTGCTCAAGCTTAACGATGGCGCGGAGCAAAGGGACGACGAACGTGTCGGTGAAGATGCGTAGTTGATGTTCTAGTTGAACGTTTGCGTTTGAATTCAACATCTGCATACCACGCCATGTGTCATTGGCAGATTTTTGCTGCTGAACGGCGTTCGATGAGAAATTACCAGCAAGTTCATCAAAGTCAGCGTTTAGTCTATCTTGTTCAAGATACGATGACTGGGTCACATCTTGTGTACTGAGCTCTCTTACGTCCTCTTGAGGATTTTGAGTGAACACCGCAGACCCAGGCTGATTTCTAAGAAGGGCTGATAAATCTATCTCTGAATCGGTCTTGATGATAAACTTCTTGTTAAGCGCGAGCTTCACGTTGTTCAAGCGCTGATTAGCAATCTCGTTTATTTCAGATTGAATACCAGTTAGCAGCGTTGGAGTGCTTGATGGAAAGGTGCTGTGCGTTTCAAGAATGCATTGGCCGATAATGTATGGACGTTCCCCTGTAAAATACAACTCAGCAATAGGAACTGGATCTCTCAACATCACTTGATTGTTTAGAGTAAACCACACGTAGTCCTCACCCTCTACGCGGTGAATATGTTCTTGCACCACGCATACTTCATAGTCCGATACTTCCTTAGATGATTTTTCACGTGGATCTTGACCAGACTGTGTTCTTGCTGTTCTCGTGTTTTGACCATCCTTAGCGGTTGATGCGGCGGAGATGATTTCAGAGTCTGACATTTCTTTGAAGAAACCAGTCGCGATGTGCTGCTTGATGTCGCCAATGTACATTGGCCGCAAGTTGATTAAGAACGGTGATGTTTCAACAACATCAGTCCAGTTCGCGTTAGGATCAAATCTGATGTTCTCAAGTGGAATTAAATCAATCGCCGGCTCATCCTTAACGAACGTTTTTTGGCCATTTACTTCCCTCGTCTTCACCTTCCAGTAATAGTGCGCTACCGCCAGCCCTGATGTTTGTGCGTCTTGGAATCCACCAATAACCACCTTGTACCATGGAATCGTCTTAGTTAAGCGATACTGAACAAGCGCCTTCATTACAGCAGCCGACACTATTTCTTCCTTGTCGCTTGCATTTTCTGGTTCAATTGATATGACGTCTGGATTTGAGAAGTACGCCGCGTCCGCCATAGCTTCATATTTCATCATGACAGAGCGAGTCTTTGGACGATAAACCTTAGATGTGAAATGGCTCGTCGATGTTGCGTAATGTGAGGAAGATTTGTGCTGACTGTGGAAAGCGCGAATCGAATCGTCAAGGTCGCCTCTGACATTGTTGTCGAAGAATGATGTAGATGTGTCGTACGCAGTTCTTGAACGTGAAAGCCATTGGACTTCACTTACGTCAATCTCAGGTATATCTTCTTCAGGGGATAGGTCAGTAGTTGTTTCCTGTGCTTCATCAACAGTTAACTTATCGCGCTCAAGTCCCTTGTCAACAACTTCTTGGCTGTCAATGCTTTCTTTTTGCGCCGTCGGTGCTTGGCTTTTTGGATCGATCGTGATACTCGCCATTATCTGTCCTTAGTAAATTTGTCGGTCAGTACGACCTTATGTTCCCGAATTGTCTCATCAAACTTGGAATTGAATCCATCCGGTCTTGTTTCAACCGCGACATTCCGTGATTTATCTCTTGACAACTTAGCGCGCTCAAGTAGTTCTCCACCAAGTCTCTTCACGATACCTTCAAAATCGTGCATTGTTGGAACGTCCTTAGGGTGAACTACCATAACGTGGCAGTCACCAAACTGCAATAATTCCCCAAGCGAAAATCCAACCATTGATTTGGCAAGAAGTCTGACGCCCCAAAGATATCCCGGATAAAACTTTTGAAGAAGATGTCCAGTGAAACAAACCAATTCCTTGTCCGTTTGATCTTCAAAATCTTCTACGCTAATAATTTGTGTCATGTAATTTCCTTATATTGTAAATCTATTTATGAACGATTAAGTTAATTCATTCTCTTGTAAAGCGAATGATGTTCTATCACCGGTCGGCGCGTTTATTTCCATGTCATAAATTCTGCTGAGCGCGTCAATAAGATCAACTAACTTACCGTATGGGTAAATGTCAAGCTCCATCACTAAAACATCGCACAGATTGTAGATCTGCTTCAATTCATTCTTTCTCTTGATGACTTTTGATATTCTGTACTGACAGTTATCTCTAATTGCGGCAAGCTGCAGCTTAGTGAGGCGATCTGGGTCTGTCGGATACGGAAGAAAGATATTCCCATGAATAAGGTCAGGTTGAATTCTTTCGATTCTGTCCTTCTTTCTGCTTGAACCATTAAGCGCGGATTGAAGTTCCTTAATCGGAAATCTAACCGATTGCTCCTTCTTCATCTGTTCCTGGAAATAATCCACATCGACAGACCCGGCGCCGTACGTTTCATAACCAACGGTGATTGTTCCTATTCCAGGCTCATTCTTCCATTTTTGATAAAGATGCTTCAAGCAATCCCATCTTTCAGCAAGACCCATCTTATGGCAATACCCATCGAGGATGTATTTACGCTTTCCACCAGAAATGCCAATCACCAACATGGCGGTGTTCGCGGAACCGACCTTCTTAGATTTTGCAGGATCAACTACGATGGCCACGTTCATCTTGTATGGGCGAATCTCGTAGGTGTTGAGTTGATTTATATCGAACACCTTCTGACCACCCGCATTTGGATTTTGAAGATATTGACATGACAGATTAACCGTGGAGTTTTCCCGCTTCTTCTGATCCCAGTAGTCATTTGAAAATAAAACTGGCTGCCCATTTGGTTGTCCATTGTCGGTGGCCGCATAGAGCCGCACCGTCGCAATTTCACGCTCAATCATCATTTGATACGTATCAGCGTAAGAATATCGGGTGCCAATGAAGCGCTTTTTACCACCTTCCTTCGACTGTGACAGGGACAATTCAAAAAATGAGTTAATCTTTGTCACCATCTCTGGACTAGACACTGAGTTCATGGTGATAACGTCATCATACACCATGAGCGCGTAGTGAGCACCAACCTTCATCGACAGAAGTCCCTGACATTCTACCGTAGGCTCTTTTGGGTTGCCCTTTCGCATTACGGTGATGTTGTTGTTGTTCCAGTTCGGGCTTTCCTGTTGTGGATTTCTGTAAAGTATGTCTGGAAATGCTGACTTGAGCAGTTCATTAGATTCAAATTCTTTTTTAATTTGCCCAAGGAACTTTTGAGCGAGGGTGTAGTTTTCTGAAAAGAAACCGACCGTTATTTCAGGATTCTTAAGAATGTCTTGGACTGTTAATCCGAAGGTTATGATGGATGATTTGAAATGTTCTCGAGACCAAAGATCAAGATATCCGTCTGGGTCTGCCTCTACCTCACGACACCGCGCATACACCCACGGGTGGAGCATGTCCTCTCGCTTGCAGACCTTAATGAGGAGATAGTAAAGATCAGATAAGCACAAGGCGCGGACCGCTCCTATGTTTGTGCCACATTCATCAATCTTATCCCACTCAACTACCACTTCTTCCAGTGTCATGGAATGCAAAAATGTTGTCATGTATTATCCTTATATTGGGAAATCTTAATGTAAAACTTGGACTTCTGTTGCCTCTGGTTCAATTATGCGAGCCTCTTGATATCCACGTATCTTCTTTAAAAGATCTGTGGCCGATGCGACAAGCTTGACGACATTTTCATCACCGACAACTTCAATCTTTTCGGTAAGCTTACCTTCAAATCTGTCAAGGACGATGGCCGCCGCCTTTGTGTCTCCTTCGATGGCTTGATTAACAAGGGACTGGGCAAGCTCGTACAGCTTAAACTCATCATCATCATGAAGGATTTCTGAGAGAATACCGGAGAAAGTGTTTTCTGTTAGCTTTTTCATTTGGATTTACACCTATCTATATTGGCTATGTAAAAAGTGCCCTAGCTATCTCGATTGTAGGAATAGCGGCCCTTGTAGCCTGTACTAGGCCCGTAGACGTAATCTTCTTCACAGTTAATGGCGCACTTCACCTTAGCGATCACGTTTGGCTTCCTGATGCACATTATCATCGCGGATACGTCGGGATCATCTGACAGGTCAGGTAGCCCCTGATAAGGTTTTGGCGCACAGTGAAGTTCTCCAGTGATCTTTAGGTCTTTTAAGTCTTTTTTGTTCATTTTGATCCCCACATTTCTAATATCTCTATTTATTATTTTCCCATGCAGGCCGGTAATAAATAGAAAATGTGAAACATACCTAAAAGGATTAAATTATGATTTCAGGAACAATTGCTGCTGTGGGGTCCGTTGCTAGCGCGGTCGTATCATCAGATGCATCACAAAATGCAGCACAAACTCAATCCAATGCGGCGTTGTCGGCGGCGCAGATTCAAGCAAATTCGGCGACACAGGCTAATCAACTTCAACAGAGCGAATTCAATCAGCAACAGGCAAATCTTGCACCTTGGATGAGCGCTGGAAACACAGCTCTTGCTACTCTTCAAGCTGGTACTCAGCCTGGTGGGCAGTTTAACACTCCATTCTCGATGGCTCAATTTCAACAAGATCCTGGATACAATTTCCAGCAGCAGCAAGGTCAAGCTGGAATCAACGCTAGCGCGGCGGCCAAGGGAATGTCGATGTCTCCAGCAACAGCTGAAGCGTTATCCACGTTCAATCAAGGTTTGGCAAGCACTTCTTATCAACAGTCATTTAACAACTACATGACCCAAGAGCAGTTCGCACTTAATCAACAGCAATCACTTGCACAGGTTGGACAATCAGCCGTAAACAGCGCCAACTATCTTGGTGGTCAAAACGCCGCAAATCAAGGTGCCAACATAATTGGCGCGGGCAATGCTTCCGCTAATGGAATAATTGGGGCGGGTAATGCAACGGCCGCCGGTCAAGTAGGTTCTGCTAATGCATTGGGCGGAGCGCTATCAGGCATAAGCAACAATTTTCTGACCGCCGGCATGTATCAGAGCATGTTCGGTCAGAACACTGGAAATACCGCGGCAAGCTTCATGCCTGCTGCTACTAGCGGTGCCGCAGCAGGTGGTCTTGGTGTCAGCACGGCAGGAGCAACTGACATAGGCAGTTCATTTGCTGACTTGGCCGCAACAATAGCTTAATTTAAGGAATAAAAATGGCACAAACACAAATCGATTCATCAATCCCATTAGCTGCAAAGCAGTTTCAGGGGCCAGACCTAGAAAAATCAATGACGTCGGCCTACACAATGGGCACGATGATGGCGAATGTTGAAAAGAGTCAAGCAGATGCGCGTGACAACGCGCTGATGTCCCAGGTGCTTCAGCAAATAGACCCAAATGACCCTAACTTTGACGATAAAGCGATTAGCGCGCTGCACGACGCTGGGGTAAACCCAACCAAGGTGCTCACATTCAAATCGACCCTTCTTGACCAACAGAAAAAGGCGGCAGATGTAGATTTGCAAAAGGCAAACGCTAAGGAAAAATGGACTGAAACTATAGCCAAAGCTGATGATAACACGTTCAAGCAGATGAAGAACACCAACCAGATGATAGTTGATGTTACAGGTGATGTTACTAAAACGTATGACGCAATCATGGCCAAAGGTGGTCCAGGAGCTGCGGCGAGCGCAAATGCGGCGGCACAACAGCTGTACTACTCTCACATCAAGGCCCTTGTTGATGACCCCACTCTTCCAGACAACATCAAGAAGGTCGTAGCTGAACAGGCCAAGCAGCCCTTTGACATCAATAAGATTAAGACGATGCAGTCAACAAGTGCCGAACATCAAGCATTGTTGAAGGAAAAAGAAGACCAATTGAATATTCAGAAAACTCAACAGGAAATTAAGCGCTCTCAAGATCTTACTGCTATTGAAGGTGGCAGACTTGCTGAAGAACGTCGCCATAACAAAGCTGATGAAGCAAGCCAGGGTAAGCAGATAGTTACATCAGTTGGTCCTGATGGTAAGCCAGTATTTACCGTCATTGATAAGGCCACGGGAACTGCGAAGGAAACTACTGAGGTTGCAGTTCCTAAGGGTCAGGCCGGCGCAGGGGGTCGGGAAGCTACGATGTTGGGACGCCAATTAAACTCGCTCGCTGAGGGTACCAAGGCACTTGAAAATATTTCAGAAATTCCAGCAGGTTCTAGCACGTCATTTTTCGGAAATTATGATCCCGGTCATACTCTTGCTGGAACAGCCCTTAAAAATACGACAAACGCGCTTACAGGTGATGATGCTAAATCATATCAGGTATTGACGGCTGGTCTATCTCGCTCGGCAGCTACTATGGAAACAGGTGGTCTTGCTCCTGCTGGGACTTTAACCAAGCAGCTCCACGATGCGATTGAAATTCAATCAACTGACTCTAAATTTGTGGCTATGAGAAAGTTAGCAGAAGCACGACAGATTCTTGAAGAACCAATTAAGAATCTTAAAGCAAATCCATCGCTTACCCCAGATCAGAAGGCAGAAGTAGCGAAATTTGAAACTCGCTTACAGCAAGCGATTCCATACACTCAACACGATCTTACAGCATATTCTCAAAAGGGCAAGAACACTCAAACCTTTGATGAATATCGAAAGCAGGAAGATATTGGTACGGCTGGTAAACAACCAACAAAATCACTTGACGCAATTTTTGGGGAATAATCATGGCAAAGAATGACAAGGATGTTAAAGTTGCAAAGAATGATTCTGTGGCTGACAAGATAACAAAAACATTGAAAAGTGTTATTGATCCTAAGAAAAAAGCAGCGACAACTAAAAGTACAACTGGAATACGTGGATAATGGACAATCAAGACCTATCAAGCAAAATCCAAGAGGCTAAGGGCCAAGGGTATACGGACACCCAGATTATCGATCATCTTGAAGCAAAAGATCCTCGATTGTCTGAGGCGCGAAAGGCTGGCCACTCTGATTCAGATATTATTAAGCATTTAACACCTGCCGAAAAAGGGTATGGAGCAAAAGTTTTAGAAGCAACTAGAAAGGCTGGAGCAACTGATAATCATGGTCAAGACACAATGTCTAGATTGAAATCTGTTGGCGAAGCTGGATTGAATGTTGTTTCTAATTTAGCCGCTCCTATCGCTGGAGTTGTTACCGCTCAAGAAGGTAAAACAAGTGCCGAAAAATTGAAGTTATACGAGGAAACTAAGAACAAGTATACGTATGAGCCTAAAACTGAAGGTGGTAAAGCCATTACTGGAGCCATTGGAGCAATTACTGAACCTGTCGCAAAAGCATTTAATTACGCAGGTGAAAAAACAGAACAAGGACTTAACGCAGTAGGAGTAGATCCTAATAAATCTAAGCTTGCGCACGAGGTAACTTCAGACTTTTTGCCGTACGCGTTACCAGGGGCCGCCAAGGGCATTAAGAATGTTGCTAAAGAGGGAATTGCTCTTGGGGTAAAGGCAGCCAATGATGCGGTTGCGGTCAATCCGGCCCTTGTACCAGGTATTCAAAAGGCGCTGGAAACCGGAATAAGTCATGACGTCAAGATGACAAAAGGTCAATTGGAGGCGGCGGGAGAACGTGAGCTGGGGAATGTGAAGAAGGCCGATAAGATTATGACTAGAGAGCACGAGGCAGCGAAGAAGTATGATAGCGTTGCGGAGCACTATAAAGCTCAGGCACGTCAGGTGAACAAAACTTTAGACAATGGTATTCAAGAATTGTCCAATGACCATGACACGCTAATAGGGCAGGCTACGGACGTGCCTAGCCGTCAGGCAGCAGAGACGGCAAAGGCCACTGACATCAAGGCACTTAAGGATTTCAAGAAAGCGGCAGTTGTTCGTGAAAAAGGTACCGTCATTTCACTTGATCCACAGAAAATGGCTGAACATATTGACAAGGTTTCTGGAGAAGTGTCTCCACAGCTAAGTCAGGCGATGAACAAGGTTCTTGAAGATGCACAAAATCTGAATCTACCAAAACCGACCAGGTACACGAATGAAATCACAGGTTCAGTTAAGGATGTGATTAAAGCTCACAAGGCAACTGGAATAGCTGGGGCTATTGCTGGAGCTGTAGGTGGTCCGACTGCTGGTGTTGCTGCTGCTGCGGCCGTTGAAGGTGTTAAGGCTCTTGGTACAAAATTAACAGCCAAGAACTTTTTGAATACCTCGAAGTTTGAGGCACTTAAGGGTAAGCCCATGGACTCTGGTGTTGTAGATTCAGCTACCAAGGACAAGGTTTCAGAGATGTTAGCTAACGTTCAGCAAAAGGCAAATTTAGCAAAACAGAATGAGGAACTTGCGAGCAAAATGACAAGCGCCACGGCACCCAATGCAAATTATGCAAAAGGAGTTGCTGACTTGAATGCTGCTAAATTCCAAAAGTACGCTGAGGGGTTGGTTAAATCACAAAACCTGGGTGAAGCGCGGATTAGACAGCTGCAAAAGCAGACAGAAATGTCCTATAAGAAATACATGGACGATGTTGATAAGCGAATGGCTCAAGTACAAAAAGAGGCGAGCAAAGAATCTGCACGAAGACGCGCTGAATACGTTGCTCGCCTAAAGAGAGAAGGAAAACCTGTTCCTACTCAAGAGGATCTTGACAAGTACTTTAATGAAGGTGGATTACCACCACATTAACGTCTAAAGTGATCAGTCAGTTCATCATCCCAATCGTCTTTAGGTTGGGATGATTGTTTTAGAGAGAAAATTCCTTTGGTGCCGGCGCGCTTCGATTCACTCATCAGTATTTTGTGGGGTGCGCATTGAAAACAGTCCCAGCTAGTAATCCAATCGACTACAACAATTGGCACGATCACAGTCAATATCAACTCAAAGACATCCATTTTGAACTCCATTCATTAGATTATGGTTAAATTATATCACACGAGCTATTTAAAGTAAACTGGCCAGTTTGTAACAGGTATTAGATAAATAGAGCGGAACGTTACAATTACAAAGGAACCAACATGCGGTCAGCAATCTTCGATGGAGGAAATTTCAATAATCCAGCAAACGTCATGATGACTGCTGAGATTCCAAGATTTAGCTCAGACATCAACAATTACATCCTGGTCGGCGGGGTTGCTCGTTCTATCTCAGTTCCGGTAGGTGCAGAATTCGTGTTCATGAACGCGGTCAGCTCGTCAGGCGTATCAAACATGACATACTTTACATGTGACGGAGCTATCGGCACCGCTTCAATTCCAGTTGCTGATATTACTAATGGATCTGGGGTTGAGGTAAATGCGTCTGTTAGAAATGTTCGTTTAACAACAAGTATAAGCGTCATTGCCCCTCAGGCTGGTATCTTTATGTGCGCTTTTTACGCAAGGGCGGATAATACCGCAACATCATAATATGTACACAAACGTCTATAACACGGTTCAAGATGTCATAAACAACAACACGCTGAGCGCTGGAACTGGCATCAGCATTGTTTCTAACGTAATCAACAACACCGGCGTGCTCACAGCAGTAGCAGGTACTAACATCGCGGTGTCTGGGTCAACTGGTAACGTAACTTTTTCTGTTACTGGAACCGTGGCCTCGGCGACTGCAGCCACAAATCTTTCTGGTGGGGCTGCAGGATCAGTTTCATATCAAACCGCGGCGAACACTTCTGCCTTTTTAGGTATTGGGACGGCGGGACAAGTATTCACTGTAAACGCGGGAGCAACAGCACCTCAATGGGCGGCACAATCAGCGCTGTCAGTAGGGACTGCTGCGGTAAGTTCAACGTCAACAATTACTAGCACGAGCTCAGCATCAACGTGGTATCCAACATTTGTATCGGCATCATCGGGCAACTTGGCGCTTGACATCAACACTTCTCTGAATTTCACCCCATCAACCGGCACACTTTACGCCACCACCTTCAGCGGCGCGCTTACCGGCGCGACAAGTGGTTCTAATATTTTAATGGGTAATGGAACTGGCGGACTGTCAAACGTCACAATAGGTAGTGGTCTAAGTTTTGCTACTGGAACATTATCGGTAACTTCTGCTGGTGGATCAGTTACATCAGTTAGCGTGGTAACCAACCAAGGTATATCGGGATCCGTTGCTACTGCCACGACAACTCCAGCAATTACGTTAAGTGTTGCCACACCAACGTATAATGACAATTCTACAAACGTAGCCACGACCGCGTATGTAAATTCTGCAATTGAATTTAACAAGGCAACGATACCATTCGCTTTAGGTTTGACCGGTGGTGGTACATACTCTATGGCTGGTGTTGGAATTGGGTGTATTTTAGTTTATACCGCTTCTGGCGGAGCCGTAACTTCAATTACGTCTATTTCGGTTGCCGGGTCTGGATATAAAGTTGGTGATTTATTTTATTTGACGGGGGCTGCTTACGGTAACAGTGATGCGGTTGCTAGAGTTATGACGTTGTCTGGTAGTGGTGTAGCTACGGTTCAGCTGTTGTACGGTGGTACAGGTTATACTACTATTAGTGGCGGCACTATTCCTACTGCAAATACCGTACGCCCGCTAATATTCACGATCTCTGGAACGCTCACATCAAATGCCACGTGGATTATGGCTCCTGGGTCATATCTATTTGGATCAGATACTTGGATCATCAATAATAATGCTACTGGCGCGTATACAACAACGTTCAAGATATCTGGACAATCTGGCGGTGTTTCTACAAATACCGCAATTGGAACAGGTGTTGTAATTCCACAGGGCACAAATAATTCTGCCGCACAGCAAATCCAATGTGATGGTGTTAATGACGTGTGGTTAGCATCTCCACCAGCCGCAGATGCTGGAACTGTTACAACCCTGTCAGTCGCTTCAGCAAACGGTTTCGCTGGTACCGTCGCTAATGCTACGACCACACCTGCAATTACACTAACTACATCAATTACTGGAGTGCTTAAGGGTAATAGCGCGGCAATATCTGCAGCCGTAGCAGGAACAGATTATTCTGCTGGTACGGCAGCGCTTGGAACTGGTATTTTGAAATCAACAACTTCATCTGGCGCATTAACCATCGCTGTTGCTGCTGATTTCCCAACGCTAAACCAAAGCACAACCGGAAATGCCGCCACGGTAACAACCAATGCAAATCTTACCGGGCCGATTACATCGGTTGGTAACGCGACATCTGTTGCAAGTCAAACTGGTACCGGCACCACGTTCGTGATGAGCAACTCACCTACGCTCAGCACGCCTAACCTTGGAACCCCAT